TCTATGATGTACTTGAAATTCTGTAATGTATAACCTGACGATGAAAAAGTCCAAATATGTTCCGCATTCGTTGGTGTGATTGTTAGCGGGGACTGGTCTATATTGATTATTACGCTCATTTTATTATGTGTTTGGTTCTTTTAATATGTCTGTAAAGAAGTTTTGCATATCAATACCGATAGCCTTAACTGCATCTTTTTCAAACTCTTTGGCAAATTCTGTAAAGGCATCATCATAGAAGTTGGTAGGTCTAATACCAAACTTCTGTATTGTTTTTGATATGGCAAATGCTGTCCCCTTAATATTAAACTTTTGGAACTTACCTGTCTGTGCATTTTTGTTTAATCCCTTGGCTCTTATCCAAGCAATAAGTGGTTTAATAGGAACGTATTTACCTGGTTTTCTACCATCGTTTACGTTCTGCCAATAGTCCAACATCTTTACAAGTATTTGGTTCGTGGCGGGGTTAAAAGATACGTTGATGGAGTTGTATAGATTACCTGTCTTGGTCTTCATATTTCTAACCCCCTTAAACTTGGAACTTCTTGTTCCATTATAACCTGGCGCATAAGGGTAAGGTTCCGCTAAAGTTTTCTTTAACGACTTTTCGAAACTCTCTGCGAGTCCCTCCATTACTTGATTATATTGTTCTAAAGGTATCTGTTGCATTATTCACTTATTCCGTCACTATTGTTATCACACGGTGGAAACTCCGCGTATGGTGCGATACATCTGTTTATTGCATCAGGTACTCTAATTCTAATCTTACCAGCCCAACCTTCAACGTAGTCATCGTATGCCTCACTAAATGGAGTCATTTGGATAGGGTAGTCGACATCAAGATTACAATAACACTCCATACCTGTAGCGTATTTAAGTTGCGCTATCACGTCTTTTAGAATGTCTAATGTATCACTACTCACATCTATTTGGTTATCAAAGTTCTTGGTATTCATAATATCCATTATTAGGATATTAAAGTCATATACGGTCTCTCTACCATCTGTTGTAGCTCCATCAGTAATAACCCACATAGATGGATAGTATGGTGCTCTTCTTGGGTCATTCTCAACCTTTAATCGTTCTTCTGTGTTGTAAATAAGTTGTTCTATCGAACCTTCACCCCACGATTGTATTTGTTCGTGATACGTTCCTAACTGACGTAGTAAGTCTAGTATTTTTTTGTAGTTATAATATCCAACGGTATTCGCCATAATTAAAATCTTTTTTGTGCCATTAAGGACTTTTGTTGTTCTCTAAATTTTATTTCGTTAAGGTCTTTTGTATATGATAAATAGTTCAAGACGAACACTAACGGATACGTAGTAATTTCTTGCACTTTTGTGATGTCTTCATTAGCCAAAGAAATAACTGTCCCAAGCCAACCCCAAAATTTATTAAAATCTTGAATTTCACGACCAGCCAAATCATCTTCAGTATCATCTTCGACCTGTGACGTAAAGAGCCCCTCAAATTGCCTCGTAAGGCTCTGTCTAAACGCAAAAAAAAACCACTCGCACCATTCACATATTTGACTGGTAGTTTCTTGAACTCTTCAGCTCTACCTTGAACTTTACTTGAGTCGTATGGTTTATATTCTCCCTTCTCGTCAACCTCTCTGTATAACATCGCCATTAACAAATTCATCTCCTTCTTCTTCTCTGTGGGGGTTTTGGATAGGTAGGTATCAATATCAATAAACTCACCAAATGTTAGGTTTGGTAAGTCCAAGAACTTATATGTCTTACCATTAAATTCTATAATCTGTTTGAACTCGTTGGAGTCCTTCATTAAGAAGTTTGATAACTCTGTGGTGGCTTTAACAATCTCCATCGCATCTGTGTTCTCTATCTCTTGTTCTGTTAAACCAGTAACCATAGACAAGAGTTTGATGGAGAACTCACGCTCGTCAGTCCACTCTTGTAATAAGATTAGTTTAGACCACATCTCTACAGTCGGTTCTTCTACTTGGTATTTTTTACCTTTATACTTTAATTCCATATCTATAATAAAATATCTTTAATTTATTTTTTATCCACAACTTACCTGATAACGTATTTACCAAAGTTTATCTTTTTCTTAAGACAATCATTCGCTAATGCAAGAGACATCACCATATCATCGTGAAACCCATTAGGAGACCCGTATTTAACTCTTCTCGTCTTGGGTGAGTATTCGTATGTAAAAACGGATAACTCCTTGTATAGGTCAGTATTTAAGTCCTGTGATGGTAGTGTTATTTTTTCCTCGTTGAGGTTTAAGATTAACTCCTCTATGATGTTTTGTTTTGAGTCACTAGTTGTGACGAATGGTTCTATATTGGAGTATTGTTTTTTAATCTGTTCGTAGATGGGGTCTCCAATACCATTTATCTCTATGTTGCATCTGGCATTAAACTCTCTTAGTTGTTTCACGACCTCACCAACAATTAGGTTCCAACTATTCTGTCTGTCCCTGTATATTCTAACCACCTCACCTTTTGTATTCAAGATGGTAAGTACTGTGTAGTCATTCGCTCTACCAATATCGAGACCAGCATAGTATCTATCGTTGGTATCTTTTGGTGGGTATGATGTAAGGGTACAATTTGTTTTTAGGTTTGAGAATACCTCACCACCACTATCAAGGAACTCAGCTAGTATTTCCTGACGATAGATGTTCTCTGGTAAGGACATCTTGGCTTCGATTAGTTCTTGTTCTGTAATAAATGGTGAGTCAAATGATGACCCCCTGAATGTCTTGTATTGTGGGTATTCATCACTATCACCACGTAAAGCAAGATTGTAAAACCAGTTCCTTCCTTTTGGTGTGGATAAAAATAATACCTTCCTACCTTTAACAAGTACTGTGGCTCTTAATACTTCGTTCCATACGTTATCTTTGATGTATCCCGCTTCATCTACCACAAGATAGGTGTTTGTATAACCCCTGAGGTTATCCTCTCTCTCAGCTGACCTAAAATAGATTATGGAACCATTTATAAAGGTGATAGTTAGTTCACTCTTGTTTGCTGACTTGGTAAGTCCCGTTCCAACCAAACTCTTTGATAACTCCTCGAATACCTTTTTGGATTGGGCAAATATGGGAGCAACCCACATACCTACAGAGTTGTTGTCTTCTAAGACCCACTTAAGTAATATATTCATACCAAGAAAAGACTTACCCCACTGCCTGCCCACAGAAGAAACGATATACTTGGTTTCATCATCAAGGCACAAGTCTATTAGTTCGTTCTGTTTTGGGTGTGGGGTAAAACCTTTAACCTGTATTTCTTTATTCACTTTGTTCGCCGAAGTTTAACTTAATGGTTGTTCCACGTACTTCAACCTTATCAGGTTCGTTTAAGCCCTGTAGTTTTGCAAGGTCATTTAATGCTTGTCTTGTGTTGGTAAGGTCACTATTCTGTAATGCCTCTTGGTATATGTCCCAATACTTGGTGATGTGTTTTAGAACTAGTTTGTCTTTTTCAAGTTCAAACTTCTTTTTCATTATGCCCCAACATCTCAACCAATACTCGTTTGCTTGTGACCTTGATATGTCCTTGTCTGCACAATAAGATACAAACTCAAGATACGATAAGTGTTGGTCTAATATCACCCTTATCGCTTCACTTATAAACGACTTCTGTTCTGCTTGGGTCATCTTTTTCTTATGACTTCCTTTTGGTCTACCTAATGGTTTCTTAGGTGGTAAGTCAGTATCATCTATTTGATAGTCCATTATAATTTAATTTTATATGTGTTTCCAGTTTTACCTGAAGCCTCCTGTTCTTGTTTATGTCTCTCAACCGCTTCTTGAAATATCTTTTGTCTTAATGCGTTGATGGCTTTAATGTCTCGTGTAGCTTCCTCGTTTCTTTTTGCTACTCTTTTGTTGTGGTCTTTACGACTACCTCTTGTTTTACTTCTTGGCATTCTCTTCTTTGTTTAACTCGTGGTTTATTCTAGCTGATGCGATATCCATATACTCTTGTTCTCTCTCAATACCGATGAAGTTAACACCACATCTAACTGCTGCCTTACCTGTTGAACCACTACCCATAAAAGGGTCTAATGTTGTTCCATTTGGTGGGGTTACAAGATTGATTAAGTAACGCATTAGGTCAGTTGGTTTAACTGTGGGATGGTTGTTAGTAAGTTCAATACCTTCACCTCTATCTTTCTTTGCTGCCTTGGGACAATAGAAGAAACGACTGGCTCCACCTTTATCATTAAATCCTGTTCCATTATTATTTTTCTCTCCTTTGAAGTTTCCATATATTTTATTATTAAGAACACCACTATTACCACCTTGTGATTTACTAATACCACTCTGTTCGTCCAATAGTTGTCCCGCTTCTTCATCAAAGATTATGTTTGCAGGAAATCTACCTTCAGGTTTTAATTCAGTTGTTTCTTCATACCTTCCACCTTGACCGAATACTTTATTACCTCCTTCTTGTGCCTTCATAACTTTAATAGGTTCATTATGTGATATCCTTGAACCATCTATGTTTATTCCACCTGTTCCGTGTTTCAATACATTCTCCGCAATTGACTTCTCACTTAATGGTTTTCTTGCCATAACGATTGGTTCGTGTGCTGGTTTGAGTGCTGTTCCCCAACCTTCCCATTCATTATTTTTTGCATAAACAGGTTTTAGTCCATTTGTTGAAGTATCTTTACTAACGAAGAAATTAACA